CAAGCTTTCATAAAGTGAACTCGATCGCTCACAACCAGCACTCTGTGCCCTTTTGCGGCGTAGGCCGCAGCCAGCAGAGAAACTGTGTGTCGATACTCTTCATTATTGGTAAGATTATTTACTCTATTAGCCCAGGGAGTATTGGCACCGTCCATAAATCGAACTTCGCTGTTCAATATATGGACGGTAGGTGGCATGAAGTTTTCCTTTGGGGGTTTAAAGATCTTACTTCCAAAGTAATCTCTAAATACTACATGTTTACCGTCTTTTCTTTCGATAGTTCCTGAGAGTCCTATCTTATATCTAGCATAATTACTATCAATTATTTTAGAAAACGTCGGAGACGAGACATGGTGCATTTCATCCAAGATGATTGTACCAAAGCTCTTTTGTACGGCCCCAATATTACGGTAAAGAGTTTGAGTATTCCCCACAACCACAGGACCAGAAAGATCCATACTACCACTTCCAATAATGCTTGGCTTAAATCCATAGACTTTCTCTACTTCCTTTGCCCACTGATTTCTCAGAGGTACAGTGTGAGTAACTATGAGAGTTTTTTGTCCAAGTTTTCCAGCTATAGCTAAACCTGTAAAAGTCTTTCCCCAACTGACCCATGCGTTAATTATAGCATTGTCTTCGATTTCGTCGAAAACAGCTTGCTGACTTTCTCGCAAAGGGAACTTAAAGTCAGGGAAATTCTCTGGCATCATTAATCGCTTATCAACTATTTCGTAATCATCTGGGATCAAATCCACACGACCCACAGGTATACTCACTAGATCCGTGCGAATACGAACCATAGTTTTTATAACCTGAGGTGGGTCATTTGGATTGTAAGTAGGTATCGCATAAGTCAGTTCTTTACTAAGAAAGTCCTTGTACTCTTGCGTTACTTCTAGATAGATCCTGTTGCTGATTACTGCTTTCATAAACCCAAGTCTGTTTTAGCGGTGATATAGTCTTTAACAAAGCCACTGCGTACAATGTCTTTGATCTCAAAGTCAATAAGATCAAACTGATCCATTGCTTTGATAATGCGAATAAAGTCTTTTAGTCCATTTTTATTGAGATCCGATTGTCGGAAGTCCCCGCAGAAAATAATTCTACACTCCTCTCCGACTCGTGTTATAATTGAGTCTAGCTCATGAAAACTCATGTTCTGACACTCATCTACTATAATCACGGCATCTCTCAGTGTGACTCCTCGAATAAAGGAAGTGGTCATAAAATTAACCAACCCTTTTGTCTTTAGAATCTCGTATGCATCTCCTCGCTGGAACAACTCGACACATATATCTTTGTAAGGTTCTTCATAAATAGCGCTTTTCTCTTTTTCGTTACCTGGAAGAAACCCAATATCTCTTGTAGGTACTGCACTACGTATAATAATCAGTTTACTATGTACTGATTTTATCATATCGTCAAATGCTAAATAGCAAGAGATAAATGTTTTTCCTGTGCCAGCAACTCCGTGTAAAACTAATTGTTTTTCACTTTCAAAGGCTGCTACTTGATTTTGTGTTAATGGTTCAATCTCTGATAGAGTCAGGCCTGCACCAGCAAGCGTTCTGTTTCTTCTTCCCATAAAATAATCACACTTTTCTTCGAGTGTCAGACTTTTTACAGTCTGAGTACTCATACAGCATCCAAGGTATTCCCTTACGATGCAAAATTCCCGCCCACTGAAGTTCGTTCATAGGAGGGCGGGGTATCTTGAAAGGAAAACTTAATCCTTTTACCCATAGAACAGATGCACTTTCCTTCTGCTCTATTTTACGGATCTTATAGTATTTTAGAGAGCAATTCTCTGTTTTTTCATAGATAAAAGGAGTACCTTCAGTATCTATAAAAGTTTTCTTAGTTTGTTTAATGATGCCGAGAAGACTTCCTAACGAGGCTTTAAGAGGGTGTAACTCCCTAAAAGGTGTTTGTAGTCTTCTCTTACCAAGAGTATTTCCTGGCATGTTTTTATCATCTAACAATCTATTATCAATAAATAATAAGCCGTCTTGTTCGTGCCAATTCGAAGAATCCAGTATATAAACCGGAAACTTTACTTTAGAAATTTTACGATAAGTAACTACCATACATTTTCTCGAATTTGCCCATTGAGTAATCTTCTCCTATCTCAAAGTCACACCCTACAGGCGCTCCTGAGATATTCAGACCTCTATCAAGTTGGATAAAGTGTTGAAGCCTTTCATTGTATTCTTCTATCTCTTCTTCTGGCACTTCTGCGAGAATCGAGTCATGCACTAGAGCAAAGATACGAGACTTCATCTTCTTTGCCTGTATGTGTGCGTGCATATCAATAGCCCCTAATAAATTAATATCGGAAGCGGCAGATTGAACTAAGAAGTTCAGTCCGGAGCGTATGCTATGACTCTTAATCCCGGCATCATCAGAGGCAACATTAGGCAGACGTCTCTTTCTACCAAAGAAGCTATAGACAAATCCATTCTGTTCGATAAACTTTTGGTTCATCTCAATCCAAGCCTTGAGCTTGTGGAATGAACTGAAGTAATCATCGATAACGTCTTTTGCCTCTCCTACACCGAAGTATTTTCCAGAATCTTTAGTAACTTGTTCACTAATTTTCTTTGGTCCGGCACCATACATAATACCGAAGGTAACAGCTTTTGCAGCTTGTCTTTGGGTTCCGTAGAACTCTGCAACGTCAGCCACATCACAAGGTAACTTGAAAACTGTTTTAGCAATCGAACTATGAAAGTTCCCGCCAGAACGAAATACATTCATTAGTGCTTCATCTTCTGCAAGTTTTGCAGCAACATAAACTTCTGCGGTAGTTAAGTCCATTGCAACAATTTTGTTTCCTTCCTGTGCACGAATACAACCTTTTACAATTGGATTATCACGAGGAAGTTGTTGCATGTTTAATTTACCGCTAGAAGACAAGCGACCAGAAGTAGTTCCATGTAGGTTGAAATTTGTGCGTAACCTACTATCCCTATCAAGCTGTGGTATGATCTTATCAAGGTATGTGTTCTTAATTTTGCTTTTTTGGCGAATGTTAAGAATATGTTTTGGAACGTCATGTTGTTCTCCTAATTCTTGCAATACTTCCGCATCTGTAGAGTTTGCACCTGTACCAGTCTTTTTGCCAGTAGGCTTTAGATTGATAAAGTCAAATAATAGAGAACGAAGCTGAACAGTTGAGTTTGGATTAAAATCCTTACCCTGATATTCCTCAAATTTTTTCACCTCCTTAAAATTATACAGTTCCTGAATAGCTTCGTCTATATTATCCTGCATCAGTTCTTGAGAAACTAATAAACGAGTCCGATCAAACGGTACACCGTTGTCTTGAGTTTCCATCAAAAACCTACAGCCAGGTATCAAGATATTATCATAAACCCAGCAGAGTTTAGGATTCTTCTTGATTTTCACAAACTTTTCATACAAAAGGAAAGTACATACAGCATCCATAGCTGCATATGTTTTCATAACTTCAAAGGGAATCATATCCCAAGTAAAGCTTCCTGCATTGAGACCATTTGCTCTTTTATGCTGATCAATCCAATCATACATTGGTTTTTCATAATCACCAAAAGGAGTAAACTTCAAAGATAGTTGCTTTAGACCGTGCCCTCCTGGGTTCTCGTCTATGAGGTAATGGAGCAACATTGTGTCTTCAAAGTCAGGGAACTCAAAGTTGAAATGATACTCAAAGAATGCCATATCGAACTTTGCATTGTGAAATATTACTTTCCTACTAAGGAATAATCGACGAAGCATATCTTCGATCTCTTCGTCAAAGCACTCAGTATTGATGTATACTCCACTTTCCCCATTATAGGACATAGATATACCTATCATATGTCCATTACGAGGGTACAGACCAGTAGTCTCTGAGTCGAGAGCGATATACGCACTATCAGAGTCTAGAGCTTCCTGTATCCACGCTTTTGCTTCGTCGGCATCATCGATACCACGAGCAATACTTTCATCAATGATGACATCTTCAATCTCACCATTAATGTACTTAATAATATTTTCTTTAGACGATTCCCACGTCTTACGAGCCTCTGGCTTAAACTTTAACATAGCTGGATTAATAACAGGCAAGAATTTATCTTCTACCTTCTTACCAGAATATTCTGTGACAGAATTAATTTTTGTAAAAAACTTTAATGCATCACTACCTACCAGAACTACCCACTCGTAGTTATCTGGATTCATTTCAATATCACAGTCTCGTTTTAATACTTTTTTAATACTTGGATCTGAACAGAGCTGGAACTGATCAAAATCAAAAGCTCCGTCAAACTCACTTCTAAAATCTGTTCTACTCGGTTTAGTTTCTACTAATGCAACTTTAGGCATATAATCTTTTCTCCAGTTTTTTAACTTGAGTTTCAGTAAGTGCACCAGGATCCAATTCTTTCATATGGATATTTCTGGTAAAGAGACCAATTTTCTCGCACATTACTTTAACATTTTCTGCTGCTTTCTGTCCTGCTTCGTCACCATCAAAGAATATACCTATCTTTGTAGCGCCTTTCATAGACAGCATAAGCAGTTTATCTTCATTTATATTGTTTGTACCAAAGCAACAAACAACATTTGTAAGTCCTTTATCATGTAGATTTATTACATCATAAATACCTTCTACAAGAATGATCTCGCCTAAGCGAGGAAATACCTGTGGAAAGAGAGGCAGCTTTGCTCCAGGAGGAGTGAACTTATACTTTGGAGTACCTCCAGATGTGTGTCGTCCTTGAAAAGCTACTATCTTTCCAGAAATATCTCTTATAGGGAAATTAATACGACTCACATAGTCTTTACCTACGTGCTCAAACGCTTCAAAGGTTTTGTAAGTCTGTGGGGATATATTTCTCCAATTACCAACGTAAGGCATATAATCCTTAGGAAAGTTCAGGCCTACGTTTTCTGCGCGTTTTTCTTGTATTTTCTTAGTTAAAATGTCGCGCTTTAACTGTAGGCCTGAAACTTGTTCGCCGTAAAAAGAGAACAGATTACCTTTAAATTCACACGAAAAGCAGTTGAACCGACCATCGATCTGGTCGATTCGCATACTTGGATTACTATCATCATGCTCAGGATTTAGACAACGTACTACGTAGTCCTTCCCCTTCGGGATATACTGTATCCCCTTCTGAATCAATAACTCTTCCACGTTCATTGAATGATAACCTGCGTGCTTGTGATTGTATTTGTTGTCGTCTGCGACTCTGTTGTCGCATTAGTCTTTGTCGCTGTGCTAATAGAGTATGTCTATGCATTACTTACCTATGTGCTCAATATCTTGGTTAGGTATAACCTGATACGCTCCTTTGTTAAAGGCAATGGCAACAGTATAATTCTTACTAATTTCTTTCTTATACGAATTATCGACTTTAGGTGCTCTGGGCTTTGTAAGAGGTGCAGATGGATACACTTTATCTCTAAGAGTCCAAGGCGCGGGTTTTGATGCTTCCAGCGGTATAAAAGGTTTCTTTGCTTTTCTTACTCTTGAAACTTTCTTGCGTCTCCTTCCAGAGTAGGTATGACTAATACTTCCTTGAACAATCATTAGAACTCTCCTAAATATGAAAATATATTATACAGGATTCAGCAACTAATGTCAAGAAATATTTTTAAGCAACGTCATCAATATCTTCGCCAGTCTTCATTGAAGAGTCTTCTCGCTCTTGTGGAGACAGCGCACTATCTGGTCCAATCTTTTGGGTTTCCCAGTTCATAGTAGAAGTGAAGGAACGCTGAGCGGCAGAACGCATCTTTACACAGTTAAAGGTTATACAAGCATCCTCTTGATCATAAGTTTCAAGAGCATAAGCTGCATCAGCAGCATCTAGTATACCTTTGGCAAAGCGCGCTTCACCGCTCGCGTCGGTTTGATATGGCGATATAACAGTACAGTCATATTCTTGTGCCATACTTTTGAGGGCTTTGCTCACTTCAATTTGTTCTGTCCAATCATACTGTCCCGCTCGATTGGGAACAGCAGATCTCTTGACTTGGTTAATATAATCTACAAGAACAACACCGACATTTAAAGATCGCACCTTCTTATCCATCTCTGCTTTAATCTTTGCGAGATTCAGAGCTGGATCATAGACGACATCCACTTGCTGAGTCGGGAGAAGCTCGCAAGAGGTAGTCAGACTGTGATGGAACTCGTCAAAATCTCGGTGTTGTTTATATTCTTGTAATTTTTTCTGGCCTTCCTGAAATCGGTTAGCCCACCAACCTGCAACTTTCTCCCACTCAGTCACACCAAGATTTTTGGTACGAATACGAGCGTGAGGGATACCAGTTGCAATAGAACAAACTCTTTGAAGAATAGACCGACTATCCATCTCAATAGTGAAATACATAGCCGACCTACCTTGCTCAAAGACATTGTGAGCGATATTTGCACAAGTCATTGACTTTCCAGCCCCGCGCCGACCTCCGATCAATACTAAGTCTCTTGGAGAGAACTGTATGTCGTAGTCGTACTCGGTATTCAAACCCAGCGGTAAGTACTTGGCAATATCATCATCAGACTCAAAGAGAGTGATGCGCTGCATACTCTCTTGAGGAAGTTCTAGATCTACTTTTTTCTCAATGTCCAAAACTATCTGATGTAAATGTGTTACTGACTCTTCCGCATCTTCAAAAGCTACGGAATTATCCACATAAGACTCTAGGGAGTTGAGAATCTCCTTTTGAGTGTACTCATTTTTAAGATACTGTAGAAGGCTAAAAGCATCTACATCTACCTCGATACCCTGAAGGGCATAAACCTTTTCTAGAGTTCCAGGATCTCGTACCTCAAACTTGAGATCTTCGAGTGTAGGAAGTTTATGGAACTTATCTGCGTGCTTATCAATCACTCCAAAGAGTGTATGAAACTCACTAGGCAGATAGTCCTTGCGAACGCAACTCCAGGTTTCAAAATCCTGTAGCACAAGAACTTGCTTGATTAAAGCACTCGCAATATTCAAAACTTCCCCCGAAGATAAAGCGACCCCGAAGGGCCGCTAATTTATTAGCCTGCGGCTTTTTCTTTCTTTGCTGCACCATCATAGTCGGCCGCAACCAAACCACGACGAGTCAACATAGTTTTAACACCACGAGCAGTTTTGCCAATGGCTTCGGCGATTGCATCGACGGTCATACCTTCGATGTCGCCTAGGTCTGCTAAAGGATCTTCCTTCGCAGCACCTTTGGTGTGCTCTTGACGTGGAATAGCGTCAATATCACCAGAACGAAGGAGGCTCAAAGCCTTACCACGTACTGAGTTTACGCTTCGATCAAGAGCGTCAGCGATTGCTTCTACGAAAGCACCGTCGTTAACCATCTGAACAAAAGTTTCCTCTTCTTCGACGGAATAAGTACGTACAGTCTCTACTTTAGGAGCAGGCTTGACGTGATCGGTAAGTTCCATTGACAAGATCTTACCTTGGATTGACTTAGCAGAGAAAGCTCCGCCGTCAAAGTGGTCAGCGATTTGAGCATAAGTATACTCACCGCTGTTATCCTGTACGAAAGAAGCCAAAGTAGCTTCCTGGTCAGGAGAGAAGGTTCGAGCAGAAGATGCAGAAGCAAGCTCTACGTCAAAACCCATCTTTCGCAGTTTACTAGAAACTGATCGAGTAGAAGTTTCAAGCTGAGCTGCTGCGTCTGCTACAGTCGCTTGAGAGATTGGGGATTCGTCACCTACAAAGTTTGTCAACTCTTCAGTGCGTTCGTCTGTCCATTTTGGCAATGCCATATTATTCTCCGATTAAATCTAATAGATTTTCAATAATTGTTACGCCAGCTTTTCTGGCTTGGGTTGTTTTAGCGGATTCTATGCCACTTTCATTTATAAGTATTGTAACATCCTTGGTCAAGCTCGATTTCACAACGTATCCATTACGTTCTAGGGCTTCTGCTGCCAGTGCTTTAGTTTTAAAACTTTTAAGTTTACCACTAATGCAGACAGTGCCTATCTGTTCCTCTTGAACAGGAGCTTCGAACTCGTAAGTAAAAGGTAAATACCCATCATAAAAACTGTAGAAGTCTTTTTGTAGCCACTCAAGTAGATTTTGAGTTGCCTTAGGACCGAGCCCTGCTTCCTTACAACTACTCTCATTTATCTCATTGATATTTCTAATTACTTTAGAGAGTTTGTCACTCGCAGTCTTCCCGATCAAAGGTATACTAAAAGCTGCTAGTACCGTGTTCAACGGGGCTGCTTCTGAGTTTTTGATCTCCGCATATAGTTTTTCTGCCAACTTCTCAGAAGATAGCCCTTCAGTGATTTCGTCCTGACTGAGCGTGTAGATTTGATCTATGTCCACTAAGCCAAGCTTGGTGATAGCACTAGGACCAAGACCTTTAATTTTAAGGGTCTTAGCAAAGTGTTCAACCTTCTTTTGCTTCTGAGCAGAACATAGAGGACTTCTACAGTACAGTAGATCGTTTGACCACTCAAGTAACGAACTACAACTAGGGCAGTTGGTTGGGGCTTGAATAGTTTGCACTAAAGGGCTCTCCTTGAAATTGAGAATATATTATACGAGATTTTAAGATTTCTGTCAAGAACTATTTTTTCGATGGTGCACTTAATCCACACGTCGTAAAATCCGAGGTATGATCTCACCACTACGAATAACCTCAACTTTACAGCCTATTTCTAAGTCAAGACTGCGGATGTACTCTATATTATGTAGAGTAGCGCGAGAAACGATGGCTCCATCAATATCGATAGGATCAAGCAGAGCCACGGGGCTGACAACCCCGCTTTTGCCCACCTGCCATACTACATCTATAAGAGTAGTAACTTTACCATCTTTCTCTTCTTTAAGAGCAACTGCTCCGCGAGGATGATGAGAAGTAAATCCCATTGCATCAAAGCGGTCGCAGCTGTTTAGCCTGTAAACACTACCATCAGTAGGATAATTACTAAAATCGAACGTACTAACTTCAGAAAAACCGAAGTCCCTAAGTATAGATAAAGTCTGTTCTTCATATAATCGTCCCCTTTCGTACACTGTATGGTTTATGTCGTAAGCTACAAATGTGAGATCTCGTTGCTCAAACTCTTCCATACTTTTTAGATTCAATGCACCAGATG